CCGGCCCTACGATACTAAAGCATCGTATTTTGCTTGTAGTAGCTTACGCTGAGATTTCTCTCGGCTAGTGCTAGTAACAGGCAAAGACCAGAGGAATTCCTCATATTCTTCTTTGACGACACGAAGTCCGTCAATAAGATGTTGAGCGTCCCTGGACTGATTGGCTAGAATTGCTTCTAAGCAAACTACCAGTCTGTACGGCGTCCATGTATCAGGGTCAATAGGACCGAGACACATTCCAACCGAATCCTTTAAACCAGGAAACTGGAAGGACAGTCGCTTCAGTATATTAGTATACATGGAGGACTGGGTGGGTGGCTGAAAGAATATGTCGGGATATAAATCCCGAAGGTGCTTAGTGCACCCCATATACCAATCAGACTCAATATCCTTCAAAGGAACCTGATAAGTTTCAGGGTCCCAAAGGACTGAGTTCATGAATAGGTAATATTCATAGTCTTTCACATCTGGGGTGAAAGTTCCGTATCGAAACGATAGGATTGATTCCAATCGACGATCGGCTTCTTTCGATAGCTCCAGGATGACGTTCTCGCCAAGATCCTTAACTAATCCTTGCGTGTTCAACGCATGGACAGCCTTCCACTTACCAGGGCGAACCATGGTTTGCGGTAAGATGGAATATCCTGCAAATTCCGCATAACTACGAGAGTTATACGATTTATGCTCGGATATCGATATACCAGAAGATATAATCGTCTGACGGTATAATGAGGCCAGTTGCGAATTGGCGCACACTACGTCATCTCCCAAGACCCGGAACGAGTCTTGTGGGTCAATGCCAAGCCGCAGACACATCCCTGTCAAAACAAGGTTGTGACTGAGAGCGAAACTGGACATAGAAGGATTAACCCCTAAAGGTTGTCCAACAGTCCAGCTCATGGATTCCCCAAAATAAGGAACCATGCGTGGCATGACATTCCATCGTCCCCGTGCTACAGCCTTATAAAGGTTCAGCATGGCGGGAGGGACTCCTAGGTTTTCCAACAATTCTAACTGAGTTAGAAAGGGATACCGACAGGTTGCTGAGGATAAGTCAATAGACTGAACCTCAAGTCCCTGATTCATCTTAGACTGAGCCCAAAGGGCACCAGATTCCTGATTACGGAAAACATCCGTGGGAACCTGGTCTCGAATAGAATCGAGCCAGTGCTGAAGAGGAGTTAGCAACTCCTGGAGTAAAACAGATGGGGCTGCGAAAATTCGCAACTTACCACCTTGCTCCATGACGCCATCAATAATACCTGCCTCGTTTGAGAGATTCAATTGAAACTCTTGTCGAACAGCAGGTTTATTGACCCATGACGTATGGATAGGGTAAAGACTATCCTGCCATTCGGGGATATTGTGAATTAATTCAC